ACAGCGCGCCAGCGCCACAGCACAGGTAGCGCCGCAAGCCATGCCTATCATTAACGCATTGCGCAAGGCTGGTCAGAGCCTACGCGCCATCGCATCCGCGCTGAATGACGCGCAGATACCAACCGCCATGGGCGGTCAGTGGCACGCATCCAGCGTGCGTAATCTCATCAATGCATAAGGGAGTTATGATGAAATTGAAAAGCATATTAGTGTTGTCTGATAAAGAGACAGACGCCGTCAAAAAGACGCTGGACTTTTATCTCGACCATTTGACGGATGAAATTAAACTTGGCAATCGCATTGAGGATAAGCGCGAAGCGCGACACATCCGGCACGTATATGCCAAGTTGGTTAGCTCGAAAAAGCAATATGTATAAGGGGAATATCATGCAAAAAATTGCCGGAATGTTATTTATGTATGCGCTAATCAGCCTATGGGTCATGGGCTGGATAGACATCTTCGGGCCACAATATACGTGGTGGAATTTAATCAGAGTGATGGGGGGGTGATATGGAAATCATCACACGCAAAGAGGCGCAGGAAAAGGGATTGCCTCGATACTTTACTGGCAAGCCGTGCAAACGCGGCCATGTTTGTGAGCGGTATTCCCTGCGAGGCGCGTGCGTTGACTGTACGGCATCGCGTGTTAATGCAATCCGCAACAAGGTCGAATGTAAGCGTAAAGGCTCTGGCATATACAAGCTAAAAGAAGCTAAAGAGCTTGGGCTAGAGTATTACAACAACGGCAAGCCATGCATTAACGGCGTTTTTGGAATGAGAAAAACAAAGCAAGAGGGGAAGTGCTTCTGTCCAACTTGCTACAACGAATTAAAAAACCGTGCAAAGAGGTGTTCGGAAAAAAAACGCCGAGCCGCCGGTGTGCCGCCGCGAACTTTTAGAACAGAACAGCAAACAAAAAATGACATATACAAAAAGTGGGTGGAAGAAAACAGGGCAAGGGTGAATGAGCAACAAAGGAAATGGCGGCAAGCTAACAGGGAAAGACTGCGCCCTTATCAATCTGCTTACAATGCAATACGTTGGAAAAGGACTAGCATACCGCTTGCAAGGATGCATTTTGACAATATTTTGTCGGTTTATAAGGAAAGGGATAAGGTGACAAAGCAGACCGGCCTAGAGCATCACGTTGATCATATTGTTCCGCTTTTAGGCAAAAATGTATGTGGGTTGCACGTTCCTTGGAATATGCAAATTTTACCAGCAAAGCAAAACAGAATTAAATCCAACAAATGGGAGACAAACTAATGGTCGGAAAACTTACACCTGATAATATGCTGTCAGCTTCGCGCATCGCGCAGTTGATGGGTCAATCACCATACGCCACGCAAAACGAAATGCTTGCGGAGTTCATAGACCGTGACGCTGGCAAAGAGCCAGAGCCGTGGGAAGGCAACGAGCTTACACGCTGGGGCGATATCCATGAGCCAGCCATCATCGCGGAAGTGGCCAACCGCCTCGGCCTTGTCGATGTGCAAGCGGACTTCGACCAGGCGTTCTTCCACGATAAGCTGCCACTGGCGGCATCGCTCGATGGCATGGCCACCGGCACGCGTATCGTTAAAGAGGATCACGCCGAAGGGATAATCATCCCCGGCATTGCAAACGCAATCCAGCTAGAAGGGGAAAAAATTATTCTCGAATGCAAGACAACACAGCAAGCCCCGGAAGATTTACCACCGCCGCATCGCGGTGTGCTACAGCTACAGGCGCAGATGATGTGCGCCGGTGCAAATCTGGGCGCGGTGTGCGTACTCTATCGCGGCTCGACCTTGCGCATATTCCTGTACCACGCTGACGCCGGGGTGCAGTCACGCATCGCGCAAGCCGTGCATGAGTTTGAGCAACGCCGCACCGATATCGACTGGTATCCGCTGATGAACCCAGCCGATGGCAACGTAGCCTACAGCCGGGTCGATGATGTGGCACAGCCGCTGGAAGTATCAGACGGCGAGGTGCAAGACGCTATCGAGGCATTGGTAGAAGCGAAGCGCGCCAAGAAGGAATGCGACCAAATCATTGCCGATGCGGAGACGGTCATCAAAGACTATATGGGAAACCATGAGGAAGCGAATACCATTGTTGATGGGAAGCGTGTGATAGTGAAGTGGGGTATGCGCAACATGAAGGCCACGCCGGAGAAGGTAGTACCGGCAAAGCCAGCCATGCGTGTGCGTCAGAACGCTTTGACCGTGAAGGAGCTTGGCGATGTATAGGATTACACCAGCCCAGCATCGCGTTTTAAGCGCCATACAGACGCTATCTGAGGCGCAGGGGTATGTTCCTAGCTATACACAGCTGGCGGCTGCCCTGAGCATCTCTAAGCAAGCTATCGGCAAGCACGTTGAAATCATGTGCGACCGGGGCATACTGCGAAAAACCTATGGGCAGCGACACAGCATCGAGGTCGTGAGGCAGGGGGGCGCATAGCCCCCTTACTTTTTATTGCGCTTTTCCATCAGCCCTTCGACAGCACCGCCGCCAAAGTAGAAGCCCAGTATCAGCAGCATCGCATAGTTAATGCTAAACTGATCCATGACCTTGGTCACATCGTCTGGGTTGCCAGACCCGGACAGCGTCATGCCCAGCACAATGGCGAAGCACGCAACGTAGGTAAACCCAAACATGAATGCCAGCATCCGCTGTGCTATCTTGAATGGCGCGTATGCCTGTAGCAAGTCTGTCTTGGCCTTTGACTTGGCCGCGATTTCTTCTTCGGTGCTGGTGTGTAGGCTGTCGATTAGGTCGATGCCCTGCTTGATGACTTCACCTGAACCCATTATCTTTCCTAAAATTCCAATCATCTAATAGCTCCACACGTTAGACCGGGGCGGCTTGGTGTATGTGTCCAGGTGCAAGAAACGATTGCGCCCAGACTGCGCCACGCCGATGCCGGTGAAGCCTAGCTCAAACGCTAGGCGCATAATGTTGTACGCGTCAGCCCCGCCGCAAGCGATGTCAACCGCAAGCCCCATGGTATGAATGCCGGGCTTGTCTTTCTCAGCCTCGATGGGGTGCGTCTCATGCCGGTAGCCGCTGGTCACTGTCATCGCCTTGCCGTAGGCTGTGCGTAGGGCTTGCAGCTTGTCCATGAAGCTGGCTTGCATTTCACACTTGCCGGTGTGACTGCACGTAAACTCAGCCTCAGTAAAGTTCGGATAATCATCCCAATTCATGCTTCACCTCTCACGACCGCCAGCGCATGACGCCAGCTGTCTATTTCTATGTCGGGGTCATCGAAGTACCGGGGGCTGATGCGCTTGCTTATCGCCTTAACCTCATCAAGCGCGGTAAACAATACCCGGCGCTGGTCGATGGCCACTGAGGCTATTATATCATACGACCCGCGCGCTGCCTTCTTTTTCTTTAGACCCATGCCATAGTTAAAATGATAGGTCGGCGTGCGCTTGTCGCTCTCATGCCGGATGCGGCACGACTTCACCTGGATGCGCAGATACCCGACATCATCCCACACTATCATGTCGACCATGTCCTGTTGGCATAGGCTTGCGCCATTCACGCCCGGCAAGCACAGCGCGGCAGCGCACGCAATGTGTTCACCTATCAGCCCCGTCCTTGTTTCCCCCGCCACTACAGTCCTTTCAAATAGAGTACCCACCACAACAGCATCGCAAGTCCTACAAACCCTGCGATGATTAGAACAGTTATTATAATGATTTCCATGATTTGTTTGTTGCGCTTGCGCCGGGCAGCGATAGCGGCTTGGCGTTCTTTACGCGCTACTATTTGGTAGTTGAGCCAGTCCGTCCACAAGTTCGGTCTCCCGTGCCATATCATCAGCTGTTTGAGTTCTTCTTCTTGCCGCTTGAGCTTTTCAAGATGCATAAATTCTTCGAGGTCGCCGGATGCGAATGGACTGCGCTTTTTCTTTTCTGCCTTGCGGCGCAAATCCTCAGTCGCGTTTACATACGATGCGATCTGCGATGCACAGTCTGACAGCTCTTTGCCATTCTGCACAAATTGCTTGACCACCTGAAAAGCGGCGTTGGCGGCGGCAAGCTCGGCAAGCATCTACTTGCTCATCAGCTTGTCTAGCTTGTCCTCGATGCGGTGCATGGCCTCCATCATGCGGTTCATGTCATCGCGCAGTTCCATCTTCGTAGCGTAATCCTCGCGGGTCTTGTTCAGCAGTATCTGCAAGCGCTTCTGCTCGGTGTGGCTCTCTTTCAAGAACCAGCCACCAGCAATCACTATCAACCCGATGAGGCTATCTATCAGACTGCCCATCTCCATCTTACAGCTCGTCAGGCCAGTCGTTGATAGGTGCATTACCAGTAGGAACGCCATCAGCATCCACTGGCGCATCGTGCAGGGCTAGGAAAGCCGCATGAGAATTGACGGCATCAATCGCCGCCTCTATGGTGTTGGATGCAGTGCGTACAGCCGCACGGTAGGTCGTCACATCTGCTGGCACAGTGTAGCCAGAAACCTCTGCCGCCTTCACCACCATCCAGTCTGTCGGTGCTAGTAGGTTGCCAGCACGTTCCTTGGTCA